AGTCTTTTCAGCTCTAACAATAAACTGTCCTTCCCATTTTACTTTTTTCTTTTTTATAGATAATTCGTAAACCATATCTCTAAAATGTTTCATTGAACCATTAACCAATGAATCAGAAAATGCTATCTTTTCAGATTTAGTATGTTCAGCAACACTATGTATTTCATCAGCAATTTTCTTACCTGATTTCCATCTAAATTTTGGCCAGATACTTGCAACATCACAGAAAGTACAATTTCTAACACAACCTCTAGAACCAGATATTATAAATCTGCCATATTTGTGTTCCTTTATTACATCTGAATAATCTGGTGGTGGCAAATCTTCTATGTTTTCTATCTGTTTCGGTGGTCTTCCGTTAATACCAGGATAATCAAAATTCCCTTTTAGAAATTCTTGTACAGCATATTCTCCTTCTCCTACTATAAAATTTTTAGAAGGCCATTTTATATCAACACCTGATCCTCCGTAAAAAGCATTATCATATTTTTCTCCTAATTTTAAACCATCTTCTTTTTGCATAAAAGAAAATACAGATATACCTAACCATCTAAATTTATATTTTGCAATTTCTTTGTGTATATTTTCTAAAGTATCTAATTGATTACCATCTATAACTTTAATTTTAAATCCTAATGGTTCTAAATACCCTTTTAAAAAAGAAGGACCAGGTGCAGGTTTACCTTTGTCCATTCCTGGTAATGATGTTATGACACAATCATATAGTGTATTATCCATTAGTAGGGTAGTCCTCCTACAATATGAGTACGATTATATATTGAACAATTTAATGCTGTGTGCATTTTTCTAGTGTCTATTACATACGCCTCTCCTGTGGCTGGTATGTGTATTCTATCGTTATCTAATAATAAGAAACAATGTTCATTTGTTACTATTGGTATATGTAATCTTTGTGTTAAGTCATTATGCCAAAGGTAACATGCTTTAGGTTTCATTCTCATTAATCTTGTTCTAGTAAGTTTATGTTCTTCCATTATACTATTAATGTAAGGTATATCAAATAAAGGAACAGTGTATGTGTGTTCGTTACTATCTATATCGTACCCTTTACCAGTTCCTTCTTCAGGATTCATATCTTTAGAATAACCTTGTAGATATAATTGTTTATTATAATCTGGTAAAGTTTCTAACTCTTTTTTAATTTTTTCTAAATTGTATTGAAATTTAATCATTACCTTTTATTTATGACACTTATAAATAGTGGTATAACATTGACTTTTTGTTTAAAATATGACATAATAAACAGTATGAATAGAGTAAATATAGTATGTACTAGTAAACCCGGTGACGGCCTTTTAAGATATAGTTATGAACATTGTTGTGCCTTAAACTCTCTAGGTATTAAAGCACAATTAATCATTATTCCTAATCCAAAACATACTAAAGAAGACTATATAAAATCAATAACAGATCAGTATAAGACTTATCAAAAAGTAATCTTTGATGATTACACTCCTTCTAAAAATGAAATTACTTTGGTGTTAGGAAGAAGTATGGTCACTCTAGCGTATTTGGATAGAAGAAACTATACTGAAAATCAACTATTCACTTTACACTTACTCTTTAGAGAAAAACTTATATCTGTGTATTCAGAAAACCATGTGGAACAATATCCTATGGCGTTAGAATACTTTACATCTAAAAGAGTTTATGACCTATGTGATTTTGATGTATATCCTAATGGTGTAGGAACACAATATGAAAAGATAATTAACTTTGATGAGTACAAACCTATAACAACTGATATACAATACAAACATCTATTTTTAGGAACAAACGAAACATACTACAAAGAGATAGAGAAACATATACACAAATATCCAGATCATGGTATTGTAACTTACAATGAGAAGTGGATTAATCCTAAGTTAAACAATATATTTGCGCCTATTGAAAACATACTAGGTAAATTTGAAACATATGTTTATACAAAACCCAATTTTGATCCAGCGCCTAGATTATTTGTAGAGTTTAAATGGTTAGGTAAAAATGTAGAATATGTAAGAGATAAAAATATTAAAGATGGTGGTATGGTATATTGGAACAGACCTTTGCCTTCAAATAAGACATATAAAAACAATATAAATATACTTGTAAGTTTAATAAAGAGTATATGATGAGAAAAATATTATTGGCAAGTGGTTGTAGTAATACAGATGAAAATTTTTATAGTGAATTTCATCCACAACTAGACACATCTTGGCCAAAATGGCCAGAATTACTAGCAAAAAAACTAGATATGAATTATGTTAATCTTGGTAAATCGGGAGCTGGTAATGAATATATCTATACCTCACTTTTAAATTACATTGCAAGAAATGACACCTCTAGTATAGGTCTTGTTATACCTGCTTGGTCACAATGCCAAAGAAAGGATTATCAATCTGGTTGGCATGGTCGTTGGACAAACGATAGAATTGAAAGCAAAGGTGATGTGTTTTGGTGGACAAGAAAAAGTTTAGACTACTATGTAAGTTTTCAAATATTATGTGAAAGATATAATTTAAATTATTTACAAGTACAGATGTTAGACCTATATCAAGACTGGTTTAATGGTTTAAAACCTAGGTATGATGATAAAAATTATTCACCAACTTTTAGATACACATATCCTGGTGATGTAGAAAAGGATAATAGAAAAATTTTAAAGATTATAAGTCAATATGAAAACCTAATTAATACTAAAAGATTTATAGGGTGGCCATTATCAAATGAATTGGGGGGTTTTAGTCTTCAAAAAAAATTCATTATTCATAAAGAAAAAACAATGATTTCTGAATTAGACAGTCATCCAAATAAATTAGGTCAGGAAAAGATTATGGAGTTTATTTATGGACAGTTGGCATAAAGATTACTTACTAAACAAAGAAGAATACCTAAAACTTTTTGATACTACTATGCAAAAAGAACAGGAAACAAATGTCGAATTCCTAGAGAGAAGTCTTACTAAACTAACAGGAAGAAACTATGCTGTTGTTTGTAGTAACGGAACAGACGCCTTACATTTCTCATTAATCAGTCTAGGTATCAAACCAGGTGATGAAGTTATTACGACAAACTTCTCTTGGATATCTACAGCGTCATGTATATCAATGGTTGGTGCCACTCCTGTGTTTTGTGATATTGATATATCGTCTTATCACTTGTCACTTGACAGTATAAAGAATATGTATTCGAATAAAACAAAAGCAGTTGTATATCCACATCTATTCGGTAACATGTCAGAAACAAAAAATATAATAGATTTTTGTAAAGAAAAGAATATCGCATTTGTAGAAGACGCTGCTCAATCAATAGGTGCCAGTTTGAATGATGTAAAGGCAGGATCAATTGGCGATATCAGTACATTAAGTTTCAATGCTAATAAAGTTATCGCTGGTATCTCTGGTGGTGGCGCTGTATTAACAGACAATAAACTACACGCTGAAACAATTAGAAAATTAAGAAAACATGGTAACAATGAAATGTTAGGTTATAACTCTAAAATGTCATTGATGAATGCCACGTTTATAGATCATAGATTAAAAAAGATAAATGAATATCAAACAAAAAGACAAGCAATTGCTAAAAAGTATGATGAACAATTAAAAGATTATGTGATTATTCAACCAACAACAAATGGTCTTAATCATAACTATCACAAGTATGTTATCAGATTACCAAACAGAGAAATTAGAAATGAGTTAAAAGATAAACTTAACGCAAAGGTTCATTACGATAAACCTCTATCAGAGAATATAATGTATAACTCTATCTATCACCGAACAGATAGTATGTATAACTCTAAAACAACAAGTGATACTATATTGACTTTACCTATTGATCCTTTTATGACAGACGCCGAGATCAGTAAGGTTGTTAATATAATTCTTATTGTATTAGACCATGAAGAAACTAAATTCTTAAACAACATGAAGAAACTGATAGGCGATGATTATATAGATGAAAGTCTAATCAGTGAAACCACTGAACCAATCTATGACTATATAATAGAGAAGTGTTTTCAAACACCAAGTTATGTTGAAGAAGTAACCTTTAACGATCCTAAAAAAATAAAGATCGCATTTAATAAATTTTATGAAAAGCTTAGAAGAAATACAAAATAACTATTTGGCGATAGACTTTTTTATGTCTATGTCCTGTAACAAGGACTGTCATTACTGTACAAGTTATACTTTAGAGATGAGAAACCTTACTGTCGATATGGATTTCTTAAAGAAGACGTTAGAGTTCCTAAAAGATTATAAGGTTAGAGTTAATCTATTAGGTGGTGAGCCCGGTTTAATTAAAAATTTAGATGAAGTAATTAATGAGATTAAGAAGTATCCTAATTTTGTTTGTTCAGTATTATCTAATTCATTTGTAAGAAAGAGATATCCTCATATACTAGAAGACAAGGATATACTATATGTTGAACACAATATATTGGATTGGTATGAAGATGAGGTTAAGAAATTAGGTAACTTTGATTTTGTTCCTGAAAATGATATGAATAATTATAACGTAGTAGTTAGAACACCAAACTATTATGCCTTCAATCACCTGTATCCTGAAATAGTAAAAAAACTAGATCATAAGAATACTATGTGGAAAGCATTTAATGGTAGATCAAAACATTTTACAGACTTAGTACAGGCGGCCGAGATTGATCGTAAGATGTGTGCTTCTTTTCCTATGGTACCAGTTATAGATTTTGAGAAAAAACATATTGTTCATTGTAGTAAAAAGTTTGCTAACAATACTGAACTATCTAAGACATTTGATTTAACACAAGAGAATGTGGATAAGATGATGAACTTTCAACTATTCAAATACGAAAGTTATTGTGTAACTTGTACAGAATGGGTACAACCAAAAGGGCATTTTCCAATGAGAAAATATGCAGGATTATTAAATGAGTAAAATATATTCAGTAGCATTAAACTTACATGATCATAACACATATGATGGTGTATGGCATAATCAAAGAGAACGAGAAACTAGATTTAAACATAATCTACCCTATCATACTGAAGCGTATGCTCATCAATCAGATATACTTAATCCAGCAGACTATCGTTTAAATAATAAGTTTGTAAAAGAATATTTTAAAAAGAGAGATGGCGTTCTAGCATTCACTTATACTTATGGTGGTATCAGAATGTGTAAAAATATATTACCACAAGATATATTTGATTATGAACCTAAAAAACTATGGGATTATTATTACAAAGATGGTTTATATTTTATAGATCATCATCAATCTCACGCCACTTACGCCTTTCTTAATTCAGGTTTTGAACAATCAGATATACTAGCAATTGATGGTATAGGATCAAAATTTAGATGTGTGTTTTTTGATAAAGATAAAAACTTAATTGATTTATCTGATAAGTTACCTATTGGCTGGTTATGGAATCATATGTCTAACTTGACTGGTTTTGGAACTTTAGGTGCAAGTAAATTGATGGGTAAAGTTGGATATGGTCAGTTTAGTCAATATTATTATAATGTGTTTGAGATTATACTTGATGGTCCTATTACAGAAAAGAAACAAAAACATTTTAAAGAGATAGACCTATCAAATATAGATGATCTAGCATTTACATTACAAAAATTTACAATAGATAAAATAAAAAAGTATGTATACCCGTTAAAGAGTTGTGATAATCTTTGTATTGCAGGCGGTGTTGCTTATAATGGATATATGAACGAAGAATTTACAAAACATTATAATAATGTATTTGTGCCACCTGCTGTGGGTGATGAAGGACAGGCAATAGGCACATATCAACATGCTGACTACATATTAAATAATAATATACATAAATCAGAAACATTTGCTGGTAAAGAATATGAATATAATGAAGGTGAACAAGTGAATTATAAAGAAGTTGCACAAGCGATTGCTGATGGTAAAATAGTAGGATGGTTTCAAGGCAAATCTGAAAGTGGTAATCGTGCATTAGGTAATAGAAGTATATTGGCCGATCCTCGTAACCCTAATATAAAAGATATTATTAATCATACTATAAAGATGAGAGAAGACTTTAGACCTTTTGCACCTGCTGTATTAGAAGAACATTACAAAGAATATTTTGATACAAGATTGCCTAGTCCATATATGAGTAGAATATGTAAAGTTAAAACTGATAAAGTTCCTGGCGTTACACATGTTGATAATACAGCTAGAATACAAACGGTAAACAAAGAACAAAACAATAAACTATATGAATTGATAAGAGAGTTTTATGTAATTACGGGTGTACCAATGTTACTGAATACAAGTTTTAATTGTCAAGAACCTATTGTAGAAACACCTGAACATGCATTAAGAACATTTAAAAGAACAGCGTTAGACCTGTTAATAATTAATGATTGGATAATACGAAAATGAATTACTTTGATACATTAGAAAATAAAAGAAAACATGTTAGAAAATATCATTTAGATAAAATACCAGAAAAAGAAAAAATAGAAAAAGCGTTATATAAAGCATGGAAAACTACACCAGGTAAAAACAATGCAATGGCATATCAAGCACTTGTTTGGGGACCTGATAAAAAATTTGAGAAATATGCCATACACCGATTATGTATAATAAATCATATAGACGCTGAACTTGAAGCAGTAAAACTAAAAAGAATGTGGAAAACACAAGAAGGTGTTCCTAATCCTTATTATGAACATATACAATTTAATCCATATTTAATTACTATACATAGTAGAATTGCAACTCCTAATAAGTTTTATCAAAGACAAGTTGAAAAAGGACATTATTACGACCAAGCATATGATATTGAAAAGATAATAGATTCTGTGGCTGTTGAAGCAGGATTGTTTGTAGGTAATTTAGGATATTATTTACTAGAAGAAGGATTAGACATATCTTACAATTCTTGTTTTAAAAGAGAAGTAAAAGATTGGCATAAAGTTGGTTTAACTATGATTGACCAAAGACCTATAACAATGATAAGTTGTGGTTATGCTAAAAGATATAGAGAAGAAGATATAAAAGATAATCTTAAAGAAGGTGAGGATGTAAAACCTGAAATGAATGAAATAGTAAAATGGATATAGATTTACAATTATTTAAAAACATAATGGCAGAGGCCAGACATAGTGATGATCTTTTGGATTCATATAGTCCTAATCAGTTTAGAACTAAAGAAAGATTAATCAATCATATAAAAAAACTAAACATTGTTGATAAGAATAGTAAAATTGTTATTATGGGTGGTTGGTATGGTAGTATATTAATTCCAGCATTTAAAGAGTGTAAGGAGATTACTCTTATTGACAAAGATAATGAAGTTGTAAGTATAGCTAAAAATAGATTGTTTCCACATTATAAAAATGTAAAATTTATTAGTGGTGATGTATTTGAAGATTTTAGAGATTGTTTTATAGATTGTGATTTGTTTATCAACACTTCTTGTGAACATATGCCTTCAATGAAAGAATGGGGTCCAGCTCCTACCTATAAAAATCCTTGGTGGGATAGAGTATCACCAACACATTTTGCCTTTACTTCAAACAACATGTTAGAGATACCAGGACATATTAATTGTGTTAATAATATAGAACAATTTAAAAAACAATTACCAGATAACGCAAAAGTTTTAGTTGAAGATGAAGTCACAGACGAAAGAGGAACAAGATTTTTATTAGTAGGTAAGATATGAAAAGAGTAATATACAGCTTGTATGTTGATGTGCCAGCAAAAGAACATTATGGTAACTCTAAAAACAAACACGATACAAAAGAAAAGGCTTCTATAACTGTTAATGCTTTTAAAAAACATTACGATAGATTGGTTGAAGTTAAACAATGGTATGCTAAAAGATGTGATGTAGATTTTCTAATGTTTGAGTATGACGAACAATACAAAACATTTGAACAAAACTTCTTAAAAGACTTTCCTATGTTTACTGGTTATGAAGTTATTAACTTCTATAAAATACACTTACTTAATGAACTATCAAAGACTTATGATGAAATATTATACCTAGACTTTGATGTAATACCTTTAACAGATGAGTCTTTCTTTGATGTATGGGACTTGTCTAAAGGCATTTGTGTATATAATAATAACAGTCATGTAATTAAAGATGTAACTGTTGCCCAAAGTATTAGAAGTCCATCAGCGAAATATTTTAATTGTCACGCTATGTTATATGATCAAGGTTTAAAACCTATAAATGATGTTGTCAATACAGGTATCATTGGAGCATGTAAAGAAGATATTATAAAATTAGATTTCTTTGGTGGATTTAAAGACACGATTGATCTAATGACAAAATTAAGAAAAGACACCAGTGGGTTATATCCACAAAACATTATTGATATGTTTAGATACGATAATGAAACTATCTTCTCATATAAGAAACAAATAAACAATGTATCTATTCAATGGTTAGATGATGAGTGGCATTACTTCCTAGATAGACAAAAATTTATACCTAAAGAAGTTAAGTTAGTACATTGTATTTGTAAAGACTTTGATTTAGTTTGGAGAAAATATGCTTAAGATATGTACTGTATATTTCAAAGGTTTCTACACACCCGACTATGTAAGTAAATTATATAGAAGTCTAAAGAGAAACAGTACAGTACCTTTTGAGTTTATATGTTTGAGTGATACTAATGATATCGAGGCAGATGTTATATTACCTTACAACCATCATAGTGATATAAAGAAACACTGGCATAAGTTAAAGTTTTTTAGTCCTCAATTTGGAGGTCAAAAACCTGGTGATGATATTATCATAATGGACATTGATCAAGTTATTGTAGGTAACGTAGATGAACTATTAGGGCATTCTGTTAAAGAAAATGAATTAGTTTCTTATGGCCAGTGGTGGGATAATAAAGGTATAAAACTAAACGGTGGTTTCTATAAGTTTAAATCAGGTAGTCTAAAAAGTATATGGGACGACTTCTCGTTAAATCCACACTTTTGGCAATTGAATTATTACAATAAAGGTATTGTACATCACAAATACTATGGAGAACAAAACTATGTTAATTGGAAAGTACAACAACATAATATAAAATTAACACTAACACCTAGAGAGTGGATAGGCAGACACACAGATAATACTATGGATAATGTTGAATTAAATAAGATATATTCAAAGAAGTTTAATACAGACTATATGATACTTGATGATGTAAATGAAAAGATTAAAGTTGTTCATTTTACAGGTGTTGGAAAAACTATTCATCAATATAATAACAATTTCATAAAGGAAAACTGGAAATGACAATCACTAAATATGAAAAAGGCATGAGAAACTACATGAATGAAACTTATGATTGGGATGAAGAACATAAAATTTTAGAAAAAATTACTAGATGTCAGAGAAACTGGGATTATAAAAAATTTGAAGATGATAAAATTGAAAATAAAGAAAGACATGTAGAAGAATTATTATATGTTGCTCAAAATACTCCTAGCAAACAGTATGAATCACATTTTGATTTATATTATACATGGGATAGAAAAGTAATACAAGAAATATCCAGATATACTTGGGGCAATACCCATAGAAGAAATCCACCATCAACATGGAGAAACACACAAGCAAATGCTAGTATTTACATTATATGGGTAGCTAAAGAACCTGACACACAATTAAACTGTAACGCTGATGGTTCTTTAAAACCAAATTCACACCATGAAAGATGGATAAATTCTTATTGTAGTATTGGCATATCTTTAGGATTAACTATGAGAGCTGCAGTTAAAATGGGATATGTTACTGGACCAAATAAAAGTCATAATGATATAAACGGAAATGACTTTTGGGGAAAAAAATTAGGAATTTTAGATGATATAGATAAAGGTATTAAGAAAGTAGCCTATGGTTTAGGTGTAGGTTATCCAAATGAAAACCGACCACGTTGGGAACAAGATGATACTGAACTTTTATTAGGCGCAGGTAATGGAAGTAGAATTACTTTAACTGGTCAAGAAGTACATCCTCGAACAGGAATGAAAATGAGAAAGGCATTACAAGTCAATATAAAGGGTAATGAAAATAAGACAATGCTTGATCCATACGGTGTTAAACATATTATTCCTGAAACTGCTGATACAAAAATAAATTCTTCAGTATATAAAAGAAATATAAAGGTAACTGAAATTAAATGATTCCTTTTAATGAAAGAATCCTTAATATAGACGCAGGTCCTAAATGTACATTAGAATGCTCTGCTTGTGCTAGACAAAGATTTAGAGAACAAGGTAAAAAAATACCTGGTAAAGATTTAACTCCAGAACAATTTAAAAAAATAATTAAATACTTCAAACATGTTTCTTTTTGTGGTACCTTTTCTGATCCTATTTTTAATATACATTTTATTGATATATTAAAAATATGTAAAGAAGAAAATATAAAAACCGAAGTACATACTGCTGCTACACATAAAAAAGAAAATTGGTGGCAAAAAGCATTTTTAGCAAACACAGACGCTAATTGGATTTTTGGTATAGATGGTTTACCTAAAGATAGTCATAAGTATAGAAAGAATCAAGATGGTGAATTTTTATTTGATATGATGTTATTAAACAAATATTTAGGAATGAGACCTGAATGGCAATATATTGTTTTTGATTATAATAAAGATGATATTGAAACGGCTAAAAAAATTGCCAAACAACACAAGTTAAAATTTATGTTAATAACATCTAAAAGACCTGTATCAAAAAATATTAACAATGTTGAACTAGAAGAAGCTAAAGACGGAAAAATAGGTTGGAAAAATAGTGATAAAAAAACTGACGGAGAAAATTCTAATAACTCTTATGCTTCAATAGATTATTCTATTGGAGAATGGACTTCAAGACCTATGAGTAAAGTTGAAGATAAAAAAAATAAAACAAATACATTAAAACCAAAATGCCTTTTGACTAATAGAGATTTATCTTATTCAGTTACAGGACACATATTACCTTGTTGTTGGGTAAATACTAGTTTTAATGATACACATATTAAACCTTTATTTAAAGATAATTTACATATTGAAAACAATAATTCTGTTGAAGAAATTTTAGATAAAGATGAGTGGAAAAAATTTATAGATGTATTAGAAAATAGTTCAGATGAAAATCTTCCTAAAGTATGTAAAAAGTATTGTAATGTTGATGTAGAGCGAAATGTTGAAAACGAAAGAAAGTTATATGAGAATCATTTGTTGTAGATTTGGTAATAAGTTTACTCAATGGCACGTTGATAACTTAAAACATATGATAGATGTATATTCTGGTCTAAAGTATGATAGTTTTGAAGTTATAGAAGACGACCTATATGGTAACTGGTTTAACAAGTTTCAAATGTATAATAGATATAGAGATGGTGAAAACTTATACTTTGATTTAGATATGGTAATACATGATAAGTTACCTAATTTAATTAGAAAAAACTTTACATTACTAGATGATACATGGTGGAGAGAGCCTGCTCATACACCTTTAAACTCATCTATTGTATCATGGACAGGAGATGTATCTTATATATGGGATAAATTTAAAAAATATGATGAATATTATATAAAAACATATACAAGAGGAAGTGATGAATGGTATTATAAAAATATTAAATATGAAACATATGATAAAATTTGTCCTTCAATAAAAAATTACATTTATAGAAGACCACCAAGAGTAAGTATTTGTACATTAGGTCAAATGCACCATCTCCAAGAAAAAGGTTGGACAGGTTGGTATAGTGATTATTTTATTCCTTACAAATAATCTTTAAAGCATTTAATAATATTTCAGCTTTACTTTTTGATTGTCTTATATTTTTTTTCAATTCAATATTTTCCGAATCTCTTATATCTTCGACTTCAAATAATGCAATTTTTAAAGCAAACAAATGATCTTCATTACTTTCATCCTCTACAATTACCTTTAACATATTTGTAAAATATTCTCCATTATTGATATTGTCTGAAATTAGACCATCTCTTTTTGCAATTCTAATCACCTCTTCTTCATATTCACGTCTTTCGTCTTTCTTTTTCTGATAAGTGTTCTCATGTAGTTGATCTAATGATATATTTTTTATAAGTATTCTATACTGCTCGTTATTTTCATCAAATGGTGTTATTTCAGTAAACACACTTTTTTGATCCTGTGATCTAAGAACCATTTCTATATTTTTTTTTTCATTATCTATGAAATAAGCATTAATTAAATTGCCTTTTAAAAATTCTTCAGTTAACATTTTTGTTTTCCCTTGTGTAATATATTCATATTAAGATTTGTTTATTCTTAAATAATATGTATTTATAGTTGCAGCTGATCCGTTAGGAAATTCTTGTGCTCTGTAATCATCTGTATTTACAAATCTTGTTTGGTAATTACCAGAACCATTTAATCTTGTATCACCCATACCAGAACCTCTTGTATTACCTGAACCTGAAGTTCCTATATTATAACTGATTGAATAACCATCACTTGACGATGCAGCCGTATATCTAATCCATTCTTGTACTAAGGATTCCCATGTTGTAGGTAAAAATTCTTGTAAATGGTTACCTGATGTAATAAACATTGGATTAACATAAGAAGTATCTGAACCATTTACTCTATACAAATAATAACTTGTAATGGTTGTTGGTTGATCTAGTGTTTCAGAAATACCACCTGCAGTATAAGCACTTGTATTTGCTCTTGTATCAGAAAAAATAGCTGTAGATGAAACTCTAGTTGAACCAGAGACAGATGTTGAAGATGAAATATGATAAGTACCTGCCTGTTGAGTTGTTGTAGATCCAGCTGACAATAAATCTATTGCAGGATGTAAAAAAGTATCTTTTACATCTTGTAGTGTCATAGCTTGCATGTTACCACCTGATGTATAATACACAGGCCATGTTTTGCCTGTATCTGTTGTAGGTGTTACTGTAGTTGTTGATTGATCAACTTTGTCATAAGTAACTGTTACAGTACCAGGTTCTGCTGTTTCAGACTCAGTTGGAAATCTATCTGCTCTACTAGAAGATGCACCAGCCTTTTTTCTTGTATCTGTGATTGAACTTAAACTACCACCTGATGATACTACTGATAAAGCGACACTTGGATTTAAAGAATATTGATATACAATTTGATCTACAATACCATCTATCTCACTGGATGACATTTGTTTTAAATTACCACTGTCATTTTTTAAAGGTGTTCTTACTGCCATAGTATCTCCATTTTATAAATTTTTTATATTTATGCTCCTGCACCATAGATTGTTTTAACAACCACACCAGAAGAATTTATTATTTGTAATGTTGCAACAGATTTTAATTGATCTTGGCCTATAGCATCATCTGCCATATTAGACTCTCCTACTGTATCACTATCTATCATGGTACCAGTGACAACACCTGAACTTCCTGTTGTTACAATTGTCCCTGTTTCATCTGGTAATGTTAATGTGTTATCGGCAGTTGGATCTGTTAAAGTTAAAGTTGTTTCAAAGTCATTATCTGTTGTACCTTCAAAGGATATATTATAACCTGCATTTAAATTTATATCTGAGCCAAATTTCACTATACCTGTTGAGTTAATTATATTAGTATTAGCTGCTGATGGATTTAAAGTAGTAGAGCCAGCTACAACTGAACCACTAACAGTAATATTATCGTTTAAGGTAATAGTATCACTATTTGAAGAACTAATAGTATTACTACTTATTTGAAGTGTACCAAAAGTGTGTGATGTACCACTTACTGATATGTCGTCAGTTAAAGAAATTGTTAAAGTATCAGATACCGAAACAACAGCATTTATATTTGTTGAACCATCAACATGTAGAGTTTGTCCCGCAGCTATTTGTTGTATTGTTGAACTTGAATCTTCTAAAAAAAATCCTGTTCCAGCAGTCACAGCGGCTGATAATTCATTAACAGCACCAATTACTGAAGTTGCTGTAAGAGAAGAATCTAATGTTCCAATATCACCAAAATCATTTTCTGATAATGCGTTAAACTGTAATCTTAAATCTTCTAAAGTGTCTGTGGTTGTTATTGTTCTTGCAGCCATTTATTTTTTTATAACCTTTTCTAACATTTTTTTTATTTCATACAATTCTATTTTTAAACTATTTATCTCTTTTACAGCGTGTCTAAATTGATCTATATTTTTAACTCTCGCATTTTTTCTTGTCATATAAAGTTGATATTCAGTTTTATCAGTGTTTACAATTGCGTTAGAACTTTTATCTCTAACTAAATGTGTATAACCTTCAACTTTAATATAAGACATACTATACCGCCAAAGCAATTCCTCTAAAGTCTTTTAGTCTTGCAGTATATGAGGAATTAGTTCCTCTAAATACAATTTTAATTTGAAACGTAGTAAAATCATGTATATCACTTGCACTAAATTTATAATCTTTAAAATCGGTATCTAAAACTTGATCTCCTTGAGACGGTGCAACTGAACTATCTGATGAACCATCTGTATTGAACGGAGTAAATTCTATATCTTGTATTCTTCTTGTTTCATCACCACCACTCACTCTATAATATACTTTGATAGATGATGTAGATCGTACACTCGCAGCCACTCTTATTTCAAGTGCCTTAGAAACGTTTGCAAGATTAATAGATTTTGTTATATAAGAACCAGCAGATGAACCACCTTGTATTGCAGTATCATCAACATAATTTACTGTATTTGTAATTTTTGCAACAACTTTAGCACCACTTGCTGGCGCACTTGTCATAGTTAATGTAGGACCAGAAACTGTAAAGTCAACAACAGGAGATAATTTTTGTCCTGATTTTGTTACTGATAAAATATGAACATCATCAGGAGTACCTGATAAAGTAAACGCAGTTGTTGATCCATCACCTGTGAATGTATTTGTAGAACTTACAGTTGGATTATTTAATCTATTTGATATTGCAAATACATTAACACGTTTTAAATCAATAACAGGAGAAAGATTAGCATTTGTTGAACTGAATATTAAATTTGTTACAAATGATTTACTTCCATTTAATGTTGACTGATTTGTTTCATTAATTTCACTTGCAACCAGTTTTGGTTCAGTAAAGTAAATGTTATCTCCTAATACAACAGATTGAGTTGAACTTTCACCTGCCAATATAAATGGTGTTTCTGTTCCATGAACAGATTTACCAGTTGTTGTTCTAATATTAGATGTTAAAGTAGTACCTGGATGTATTACATGTCCTATTTGAAGTTGTAATACATCAAACTGTCTATTTTGTGTAGCTGTTACAGTAGAACCGCCTATATCACCTGTAGCAGTAGCAGTACCAGTTGTTGTAATATCATAACTATCTAAAGTTATATTTTTAATACTTGTATATGTTCCGTTTATAGGATTTATAGATGTATCAATACCATTAAAAGTACCTGAAGCTAAACCTGTTATTGTTACATTATCACTTGTACTATGTAATCCATGGTTTTTGTGAAAAATTCTAATTGTAGAAGAACCGTTAAATGTTCTAATAGGATTATTATCAAGTGTTTTACTAGGTAATGTTTCATTTGAAAGTGTTAAAGTACCAGAAGAACTAGTATCGAAAACTGCTTTATTTAAAGTAAATTTTAAATCTTCCATTTGTTCAGCAGACCATGTACGATTGTTTGCTGACTTGAATAGCACACCAGTTGCAGGTTGATTAGATACTGTTCTATTACCATCTAGTGTTGTTTCACCCAATCTAGCAACGTAAACTGTATAATCTTTTGAGTCTGAATATAAGACTAAACAATATTCAATACCTTCTTGTAAGTAAACAGGAGAGTCAAATGTAAATGTAGTTGCAGTTGAACCATCTGTACTTGTATTAATAGAATTTGGATTTAAATATTTTCTAGCAAATGGTAATAATGTTTCACTAGGATAACCATTTTCCATTCTTCTAATTTCAGCTCTTACTGGAATTGTAGATGATTTAGTTGCAAAGAAAGCATCAACCGAAGTTACGAATATACCATCTTCACTATCAACTACAAATGATTGTGCCAATGGATCACCACCACCACCACCACCATTACCATTACCACCTCTTGTACCAACAACTCTACTTGCCGTTCTAGTTGTTCTTCTAGTTGATGTTGTAGATGTTCTTACCGTTCTAGCTTCTCTTGTTGAAACTATAGCTTCTTGTACTGTTTCTAATAAACCTTTTGCATCATAATCAGCTTCTGCTGATGTAGCAACTGCTGTTCTATCTGTACTGTTTGTAGATGAACTTGTTAATCTGAATACTCTTTTACCTGTTCTCCATCTTGGATTTCCTGTTGTATTAGGATTAGGTATTTCAAATGTACCTGTAGCAGAACCATTTACATCTGTTTCAATATTATCACCAGCATTACCACCTGTTGGTGCAACATAACTTGTTACATTTTGTTCATCAAAGAAAGGATAAATTCTTGCATTAGGTCTCATACCTTGAGCAGTAAAGTTGATTGTTCTACTTCTAATAAAGGGAACAAACGCAACAGATATAACTCTATTACCTAAACTTTGTCTAACTGTTTGTGGCACTATAGTTGTTCTTACACCACTTCTTGTTTGAACAACATCTCTACTTGTTGTAGAAACTAAACTATTACCTTGCCATCTTTGTGATGTTCTAGCATTTCCTGACCATTGATCTTGCCATTCATTCCATTCAGTACCTACAGGTATTTCTGTTGTACTAGTATTACTTAATCCTCTTTCTCTAGCAAGATTATCAAAAGTACCATTAACGTTTACAACTAATTCAGGAGCTGTTCTTGTTTCTTTCCATTCATCAACTGGTGGATCTAATGTAATATCTCCAATCCAATCAAATATAAAGAAAGGATTTAAATTTTCTGTTTTTGTTGCATATGGTTGTTCAATAAAACTTGTTTCTGTATAAGGTAGAGTTATAACATCACCAGTTTTTTGATAGTTTGCAGCTGTTCTATCTGCTGCTACTAGTGTAGTTAAATCGTTATCTATTTCCTCTAACTCAACAACATCCTCGTTAAATAATGTTCTTGCCTCACCTCGAGCTCTATCAATTGAGAGCTTGTAGTCATTATTACCTACATCGCCAACATTGTGACCTGTAAAGTTATCAACTACAAAACCATTTTTAAATCTATCAAAACCATCAGCATCTTGTATTTGTAGTGATTGGGCATCAGCCTCTAATAGAGAAAGTTGAGTATAGTATTCTATGTTTTTAATTCTGTTTTCTAAAGCACCTATATCTCTCATTGTAAATCGTTTATTATCTTCTTTAGTTATAGTTACTTCATCTGTATTTAAAGTATAACTTGGAATATTTAAAGTTGCAAGTAATAGGTGACCATCTAGGTTACCAGGTTCTAAAGGATTTAATGCAGAAGCGCCTTTTACAACTTTTAAATCAGCTTCTCTTGTTATAAAAATTTTGTCTATTCTATTTAAATAAAATTCTAAATCTGAAGTTATATCTGAACCAAATTGTGGTACATCAATACGTGATGCACCTACTCCATCATAGGATCTATCGTTTGATCCACTATCAATTGTTGATGCATCATCAACTCTTGGTCTAAAGTCTAATGTATCTCTTAATTGATATGTTTGGCCAGTTGTATCAGACGTATAACTTGGTATATCTTCATAGTTAATTACTCCTGAATATGAATCCACATCAAAATAATCGCCGGTACCATGTGAGAAATAATCAAAAGAAATATATAATTCTCCTGTAGGAACGATAGCACCTGGTTTCAATTTAATTCTTCCAATGTCATAAAAGTTATCTCTTTGACCATTATCTAAGTCAAATCTATCTGTAATATCTGTATCTGAACTATCAGCAACTGAACCAAAACCACTTGACATGTAAATATTATTTAATTTAAAAATATCTGCCTTCTTTAAATTAATGATACCACTTTGAATTTCTGTATCAGATACGCCATCATTATGGGTGTCTAAAATGGAAGCTTCATTTAAAGATTTATTTTTTGAACCTGCAATCGTTCTACTTACTGTGGCAATTATTTTGATTGTGTGCCCAGCAAAATCAGCACCAAAATCCAGTTTTAATGTTTTACCAACAGGCGAACCTTGTAAAGTGAATATTGCGTCACCTTCGTGGTTACTGCCAGATAGGTTTAATACATCACCAACTGAACCTGTTGAAGAACCACCACCCGCTAACGTAATAGAAACTGAAAAATCTTTATCGGACAAAGATACGAAAGTTTCATCTGATCCAGCTGTTATTGTTTCATCACCGTTTGGTGATAATGTAGCAGTAAACTGTCTTCTTACGTTAAAGTTTGTATCAGTTTGTCCTAAATTTGATGTAGTTTTTAATGTTTTAACTGTTGTATATGGTAAAGGAAACACCAAAATATTGTTATCAGGATTTGTAAGTTTTGCTCTTTTTTTTGTTAAAACAGCAGCAGTTGATATGTCTGAACTACCCACAACACTATCTAAAGTTGCTTCTGTTTGTGAAATAATATTTTTAATGATTTTTGTAACTGTTGATCCTGTATCATTTGTAAATGAAATTGAATCTCCTATTTTTAAATCTACATTAAAGTTTGTACCTTTACCTAATAATTGTGATGAACTATTTGCAATGGTTACGTTACCTACAATTGTTTCATTAGTACCATATGTATTATTTAAAGTTGTGTCAGCTGTGTAAGTAGGTGAACCTGCCATGCCAATTTGTTTAATTGCTGTATTGTCAACAATTTTAACACCTTTTCTACCAATTGTGTCTGCTTGAATAGTTGCAGTGTTACTTGAAGTTTGACCAACTATAGTTTCACTAGCACTAAACTCTCCTTGTACATTTAACAATACAACAACACCATGTGTTATTGTTGGTGCTGATGTGAACGTTGTTACGTTTTGTGCAGTTGTTCCATTTGAACCATATAATTCAAAAGTATTTGTAGTTGCATTTCTAACTGTATAAGTTCCTTCAGTATATGCTGACGCATCTATTTCAAAATTACCACCAGATACATTTATTTGTTGACCATCTACAAAACCGTGAGAATTTAAAGTTACAATACCTGGACTTGCAACAGATATTGAAGTTACAGCAGAACTTTTTATTGCAGAAATAGATTGAACTATACCAGTTGCACCTGAAGTTGTTCCTGAAACAATTTCACCTGTTGTAAATGAAGTTGCCTCAATCGTATTAAGATGTGTAAATAATTCTACATCAAAAATATAATGTTTCCAATTTGATGATGTAGAAAAAATATCGTCTGTTTCTGAACCCGTTACAAATTCAAACCCTCTACTTTTTGCTCTGCCAATTTGAGGTACAGTTACACCTAAAGTTGATTGTTCAGTACCACGTGATCCTGTTTTTGTATCATATAAATTAATTGTTTTAAAGGCCTCTACAGTACCAGAAACAAATCCAACATCTGGAGAACCGTAAACATTATCAACTACAAAGTAGTTGTCTAAATTAAATCTTGTTTTATTATTGTTCGCAGTATCAAAATCTCTTGCTTTATCTACATCAACATATTTTGTAGCGATAGTTTCAGCCTCAAATCCTTTTACATATGCTTTAAAAGGTGAAACACCAATTGCAAGTTTAGTTGAATCACCACCGTTAGACTCAGTATAAATTCCTCTATTATTATTTTCATCATCTAAATGTTCTCTTACATCAAAATCTGGATTACTTAAAGTGTAATCACCAGATTCGTCAAACGTTCTTCTAGCAAGTGTTTCTTCTAATACAGCATATTCAGTATTTCTTACTGCTGATTTTATGACACCATTTTCAACTCTAGCAATTTCAAAAAAGTTACTGTCTTCAGTGGATGATAAAGTTTTCTTTGCTAATGTAAGTGTAATTTTTAATCTGTGAGCTCCAGGTGCATTTGCATTTGAACTACCTTGAGCATTATCGTTAAGTGAACTGTCATCACCAGGTGATGTAAATGCTTCAGTAACACTTAATCCAATTCTGTATGATGGTGTACTTGTATATTTGTCTAATACAAGTGTTGATGATACAACTTTTACAAAAAATCCATTTATGTAATACACACCTTCTTGTATTCCTGCAGCTGAACCTGTTGCAGCCGTATCAACTACAGCAGTAGGAGTGCCAGTACCATCTGATGTAATATTTTCACCATCAGCAAAAATTGTGTCTGTTTTATTTGTACCTGTTTTATTATATTTTACAAATAAAGTATCAGGATCAGTACCATCTGTTGCTGAAACACCAACAACTTCAGCGACAACACCTGAAGTGTCTCCTGTAATTGTAGTGTTATTATAGTCATCAATTGAACTTGCTGATTTTGAAGTTAATTTAATAGCATAATAACTTGTATCAATAGAAACTTGACCAGGAATAACCATTGCACCCTGTTTGAAAATATGATCACTTACTCTTTCAATTTGATTTTGTAAGATTGTTTGTGATTGTGTTAATTCTCTCGCTTGAACAGCAAATGCAGGTCTAAAAAGAATTCTATGAAAATTCTTACTTTCAGTAAAATCATCAAAATATGGACTGACATTAAAATCAGTTTTTGCTGGCATAGTCTTTCACTCCTATTAAAATTCAATTATCAATTTAATATTTTCTGTCTGATCAGTAGCTCTCAAAATTGGTGCTCTGTTCTCAACATATAATATATCACCAGTATCAGCATCTAATTCACTTGCTGAATAACCTGATGTAAATGAAGCACCGTTTACATTATTTGTAAATCCTGTATCAGGAGTACCAGTAGCACTTGAACCTTGTCCAGTAATTACACTTGTACCTGAAAAGGCTGTAATATCACCATTACTGTCAGCACCTTCGTCATTAAATCTTGTTTGTATATAATATAAAATTCTGTTTGTAGCATCCCACTCAACTACTTTACCTACGGCACCTGTTGATACCTGATTTATTTCTTCATCACTAGTAAATGTACCAGGAGTTGGAGAAGCAGCAAATCTTATTGCCTTTGTTCCTCTTAGTGTAGTTGCAGACGCAGACGATCCACTTGAATTTGGATCTCTAATTAATGCGACTCTTCTAAAATCATTTTCAGCACTTACATCTGAACCAGAACCTGCCTCAACACCTTCAAAGTTAGTGTTTAACATTACATAAAAACCACCTAACTCTTTAACAGCATTTGATCCATGACCACCTTTTGGTGAAATAATTACATCCAATTCAGCACCTGTACCAGTACCACCAGCATTTGTACCAGCAATAATATCTGCGTTAGTAATATAAGCCAAAGTATAACCACTTCCCGCTGTTGTAACTGATACTGAAGAAACAGCACCTGAGTCTAGTACAACAGAAGCAACGCCAGATGAACCATCTCCTCTGATTGGTACACCTGTAATTGTACCAGAACTTGCACCACCCGATACTGTATATCCTGTGCCAACTGTTTTAACAGTTACAATATCTAACGCACCATTAACAGCCGCAGATATAACTGAAGATTGACCTGAACCAGCATTTGAATTTGTTGTTACTGCCATAAAGTCTGTAGATAAAAAACTAGTTCCTTGAGAAGCAGTCAAAGTATACATATATTTCCATTTATATCCATCACCTGTCTCTAAAATAGCAGTTGAAGTTAGCGTAGGTTCTACAGTTGAAGTAGCACCTGAATTATTATCTAAACACTTATAAACGTGATTGTTGCTGTTTTTAACATAAAAAGTAGCATCATATAAATTTGATGCACCACTTGTTGAAGTTTTAACAGTTGTTGTTCCTGTAATTCTTTTTCCGTAATCATTTCTGTACATGTCATACACTGTACCTGTTGTCCAATTTCTTCTAGGCATAACAAACGATATATCAGATGATGTAATTTTTTTAGCAGCAATTGCATCATCAAAGTGATAAAATTCCTCTGTTACGTCATCTACAGGTAAGATAGGAGCACTATCTGTACCTTCGTTTTCTGTTCTTCCATCTGGTCTTGTTGAAGTTCCATATGCTTGAGGTCTACCTATAATTAGATAGTAATTATTAGCTGAACTTTCTGAAAATGACTCATGGAATTGTTCAGAGTTGTGTATTCTAAATTTGTTTGTTATAATTGCTGGCATTTTTGTTCCTTACTTATATTTATAATCATTTTTACGATCCCGACCCATAAAGTGTTTTTACAACTGATCCTGATGAATCCAGTATTTGTAAATTTACAGCACTGTTAAGTTGAGTTGAAGTAATACTACCATCAGTTACGGCAAATGTTATTTGATTACTTCCTACAGTAGATGTTATGGCAGTTCCTCCTGTCAATATAACCGCTTCCCCCAACGAAACTGTATCTTCAGCAGAAGAGTCGTCTCTAAATGTTAATGAAGAATTTGCCAAATTAGCATTAGTTATTCCTGCAGAGCCAGATAAATTACTATTTGTTATATTAGATAGTGTATTATCTGATGCATTTATTGATTTATTTGTAAATGTAGTCGTACTTGATGCGGATACACTTGAAGCATTAGTATCAATATAAGATTTAATAGCTTTAGCTGAAGCTAATGTATCGTCACTAGCAGATACACTACTTAAATCGGTATCTAGTACACCAGATTTTAAATTATCAACTTCAATGTTAGATACTGTATTGTTGTCCACATCAATACTTTTATTTGTTAAAGTTTGGGAATCACTTGTTGAAACTAACGTTGCATCTGAAACAGCAGTATTAAATTCTGCCAATGTACCAGTAATTGTATTATCGGTTAAATCAATACTTTTATTTGTTAAAGTTTGGGAATCACTTGTTGAAACTAACGTTGCATCTGAAACAGCAGTATTAAATTCTGCCAATGTACCAGTAATTGTATTATCGGTTAAATCAACACTTTTATTTGTTAACGTATGTGTTCCAGTTTCTGTAACAAAAGTTCCTGATGTTAAGTTCGTACCATCCCCTAAGGCAGTGTAAATTTCATTAAAATTGTCGTTAATTAAATCTCCACCATCACGTAACGGTGTACCTGTACCATCGTTACCACTTGAACCAATGTTTATTGTTTGTTTTGCCATAATTTCTGTTCTTTCTATTATTTATAATCTATTTTCATACTCTTAAAAAGATGATCCTTCGTCAAATGTGTCTGTATTACCATCAAAGGTTGTTGATGTATTATCAAATGTTGTAGCTCCAATGTTTGATATTTCAGTAGGCATAGCAATATATGTTCTTAAATTTTTTTGTGCTAACTCACCCCATGTTATTACTTGCCCATTATATCTATTTCCAGATTTAAAAGACAATGTACCTGTTAATCTATGATTATTTAGATGAGCAAATGTTAGAGGTGTAATACCTTTTACCGTTCCTGTATGAGTTACTCCTGAATAAAATCTCCAAAACATGTTTAAATTATTCATTCTTGGACCTGCATACGCTGTACCATAATTTGATCTATCGTTTCTTATATCATACTTAGGCGTAGAAACAAGTTTAAAGTTTTGAGTTGATCTTAATGTGACATCTCTAGTATTTGTTTCAAAGTGATTTGATGTTGCTGGATCTAAATCTGCAGCTGTACCTAAAGCAGGATTTACTCTTAATGTAGTGTTGTCTGTTAGTGTACCAAGTTTTCTTCTCAATATGGTTGAAAAAATAGTTTTTAAAACCATAAAGATTTCTTCAGTTACACTAGAATTAATTCCAGTCACATCTCTTAATCTTGCGTTAGCAATTGATTCTAAAGTAAACTCTCCTTGAAAATAAAATCCTGATGGATGTAAAGTTTGAGTATATGAATTTCTCCATTCTGATATTGATCTACCAACACTAACAATATATGAATAGTCTTGGTAAAGTAAACTGTCTTGTATTTTCATAGAAGACTCTGAAGTAAATCCATCTTCATTTATAAAACTACCATCAGTATCAATAACTGAACTTACAGTTGCTGTAGCGTTTGCCTGATCAACTTTAACAATTGTAGCTGTTTGTAAAGAAGAACTACCTGTAATGATTGTATCTTCAGCAAATGTACCAGATGCGTTTATAAGTTTTAAAACATTTGTATCCGAATCAAGTGATAAAACTGTCGCTGTTATTAATGTTGATGAAGCATCTTCTCCTGTAATAGTTTCTCCTTCAGTAAAAGTGCCTGTTCTATTTTTTAGTAACAAATTTGATGGTAGTGTTAATGTTGGTGATGGAGATAAGTTATGGTCAAATCCGTACTCAACATTTTTAATTTGTAAAACTCTTCCTATTTCTGATCCATATGCATATATAAATGCACCGTTTCCAGATGAAGACGTTATTGTTAAACTTGGTAAAGATATATAACCATTTCCATTTTCAATAATTCTAATGTCAGTTATATCCCCTAACCCACTTTCTTGCACTACTTTATTACCTGTATAAATGTCTCCTTTTACAGTCTCATCCTCTAAAATTATATGATCTTCGATACTGTCTTCTGGAGTAAATCCACCGTTAACAACAGCAACTTTAGCAGAAGCATTTCCTAAACTAAAGTTAACAACATCACCAACCTCATAATTAGTTCCACCATCATCAACAATAATTTCATCTATAGAACCTGAACCAATTGTATCAACTTGAATTATTGCTCCTGTTCCACCACCCGATAAAGAAACTTTATCGTTTGAGCTGTAAAGTGAACCATCGTTAGTAACTATTATGTCGTTAATTAGACCTGTAATAGTTAATGTGATTAAAACATCTTCATCGGTATTATTTGTACCAGTAATATTTTGACCAACAACAAAAGTTTCATTTGTTGTATCTGAATTTAATACTATTTCTACAATTTGTTCTCCTGCAATACTATATTTGGTTACACTTTCAACAATGGCTGTTGCCTTATTAACATTAACATCCGAAATAATATTTTTTTGTGTAATTAATTGGCCAACTAACGTTGAGGGATTATTATTACCAACTTCTTTACATCTTAAAACTTTTTGAGTGCTCCATTTACCATCAGATACTTTTAAAATATTTTCTTTTGGATATCTTATTTGTGAATTTTCATTAAATAAAAGTTTAAAAAATATTTCACTTGCACGTTTAGTACCTTTTGCTCTATATAATGATTTTATATTTTTTATTAATTTTCTTTTGTCTACACTTGAACTTAAATTATCAGGAATAGATTGTAAAAATGCATTTCTAAATTTTGTTAAAAAATTTTGTATTACTTTATCAGGATCAGAATAATTTAAAAGTTGTTGTATTGAGTTAACAGGATTTACAGTGTATGAAACTATATTAGCTTCAGCACCAGAAGTGCTACCTATAATTTTTTCACCCTCTATAAATTTATTTTGATCTTGTACAAAAAGTCTTGAGCCGTCATCAATATCTTCAACTAATATGGTTGTAGTGGCACCTGATGTTTGACCAGTTATAATTTCACCATTTATAAAATCACCATAACTTGTGTCTTCTAAAAGTATTCTATCTTCACTATCATCACTTTGTTGATTAGATCCATTTAGTTTTAAAAAACTTCTTGTGTCTGTTAAAGTTTCTAGTTGAATATGATCTGGATCACCAATATTTGTTAAAGTAATTTCTGCACATTCTAAAAATGTATAATATTGTTTAATAAACTCTAAAAAATATGGATGATCTTCAAGCACAAAATCTGGTGCTTGAAATTTTATTAGATTAGATATTTTATCTTTAAAGTTTGACATTTCTAATAACTTGATGTGGTTGTGTAACCAACACCAGCATTACTAGAACCGCCAGCCAACGTATCAGCCGTGACCGCAATTGTGCTATTTGCCACATCTATATTTAAAATTTGATTTCTAACAGGCACAATATCGTTTGAATTAGGAGTTACCGTAATCTCTACAACTGTAGAAGTTGACCCTCTAATATCTTCTATTGATACTATGTCAATAGAGTTAATATCAATTTGACCAGTTGAATAATTGATTGTACCAGCAGTAGTATCTACATATGTTCTTACTGAACCAACAAGATAATATCTTCTTAAATTTCCTGCACCATCTTCATCAAAAAACATTGTGTTAGAATTGCCTGCAACTTTAAAGCCTGTGGAACTTAAAACACCACCTGCTGATGCATTATGACCTGAATGAGGATTGTAAATAGGATTAGAAAAATATATTTTATAATTTGAAGAACTACCAATAGTTGGTGTAAATGTTTTTCTAATTTTTAATGTTGTAATGTTAGACAAAATACTTTGATCAGAATTATCAATGACCTCTAACACTTTTGAATATCTAAAAATATCTTCAAACTGACTTAAATTATTTGTAGTATAATTTGTCAAAGAATTTGTAATATCGGTTTTTAAAGTTGAAGCAGTTTTAGATGTAGTTTTAGCATCGTATCTTACTGTTGATGTTAGTAAAATATCTATTGTCTGTGGATCAACAATCACAGGTGTGACTGATGCCACTGAATATTTTTTTAAACTATTTACTAAATTATCTTTTGTTGTATTAGTTAACGTAGAACCTGATTTTGCTTTTATTGATAGATAAACTCTACCGTAAATTGGTATCTCAGCATCTTCACCACCCCAAGCACTTACAGATTGTGTATTCGCATATAATTCTCTTATTTTGGTTTTGTAATCTTCTATTGTTACAGCTCTATCCTGTGACGCATAAGACTTAGGTGCATTAAACTTAATACTTTCATTTGATTGTGGTTCTGAACCGTTAGCTGCATTTGTGTTTGTAGTAACTGTTACATCACTAAAACCACCAATATTGCCAGACAATGAAAATGAAGAGGCGCCATTTGCAGCCGTTTTATTTGTTACAATATATTTTAATATTATAATGTTACCATCATCTAAAGATTTACCAATCACGCCGTCACCAAAATATATTTCAAATTTACCATCTGAAGCTTCTTGTAAAAAATAAACTTTTGATGTATTATCTAATTCTGTTATTGATGTTGCCTTTGTATAAGTTTTAGATGTAGTGTCCACTGAACTGTTTTGAACTGTTACCGATAGTGTGCTTGTATCAGCATTAGCAGATTGAATAATAAATTTTTGATCTACATCGGAAGTATCTACTGTATATTGATAAGTTACATATGTACCTTCATATACTTTTAAGTTTTGAAAAGTATAAACACCATCAGTTGGTGTTATTGTAGTTGAGTCTGTAGTTACAAAATTATATGATGTACCATCTATACTAGTTGTGAACTGTGCACCTGCATTTATCGTTAATGAGCTACCAGTAGCACCATTTACAGTTACATTAAGATCAGCGTAAGGTGCTCTAGCAGAATTAGGAGTATAACCTAAAGCCTTTGCTAAAGACACAATACTATCTCTTAAATCAGCTGTATCTATAAACATTTCATTTGCTAAAATGTTTGCGTTATAAGATAGGTAATGTGTGTTGTAAGCTAATAAATCCAATAATACAGCCATACCAGAACCTTCAAAGTCATAATCTTTAAATTGATTTTGATTTGAAAGAAATCTTTTTAAGTTTGCTTTGATAGCATCAAAGTTTAATTGTGATATGTTTAGTTTATGTGAGGACATATTATCTTAGCCTTTGTAAAAATTCTGTTATTGTTACTGGTTCAGGAGTATTAACTACGTAAAATGAAATTGTAACTCTATATTGATTTTTATCAATTTCGTCCTGAACTATAACTTGGTTTAAAACTGCTCTAGGTTCAAAATTTTCAATTACCTCTTCAATTCTATCCTGCAATAAAACAGCATTTAAAGGAGTGATTGTTTCAAATAATAAACCTCGTATTGAACTTCCTATTTCTGGATGAAAAGGTCTCTCAAAACGATTTGTTAAAATCAAATTTCTAACACTTCTTTTTACAGCTTCAATATCAGTTAATCTCGCAACATCTTTTGTAGCAGGATTTTTAGTAAAATTCAAATTTAAGTCTGAATAGATTCTATTAGACCTACTTGAATTGTTTGTGTTTGAAGCATCGTACCTAGACATACAACTATTTATATCTATCCTGCAGAAACATTGGGAGAACTACCAGTCATTGCACCAGCATCAACACTATCACCCACCCTCGCAATGGGTAAACCCACAACACGTACTGTTGAAGAACCAACATTTACATTTGCTACATGTGGTGCACATGGGGGAGATGGTGGAAACGGATGTGAAACTGTAGAATCGGTTTTTCTTGCAACTAAAATACTGTTTACTCGTACAGTTGATTGACCAGGTGTATCTAAAGTAGTTGATCCAGCACAACCGTGGCCTGTTGATAAAAAATCACCCTTTCTACACACTTTCGGCATTTTTATTTACCTTGACTATTGTAAACTTTAAAGGATCTTTTTTTATGTTTGTTCATGGAACTCTTTTTTACACGTTTACTTGTACCTTGTGATGTTTTTTTAGGCATTCTTTCGTGTGCCACATACGATTTTGATATTTTTGCCATTATCTACCTATTTTCTTTTTTCTACCAAGTGGTAGTTGTATTGAACTTACAATTTTTTTACCCTTTTTACTAATATATTCATATCCAATCAGTTGATTCTTAAAATTTTCTTGGATTGACTTAACAGCCTTCTTAAAACTTGTATTTTCTTTTTTTTCTTCTTGTCCTGATTCGTTCCAAAACAGAAATTCACGCATTTTTGCCATAATTACCTCAATTTTTAGTTAATTTATACTATTTATAACGGTTTTTGTTCTTCTTTTGTTCTAAACACACCAGAATACCGACTAGCCACGGAAGAATCGGACAAATATTCCATTTTTTTGTTGATTTTTATGTAAAAATACGGTATATTAATAGTATGAACAACAAAAAAACAAAGGACAACATTATGAAAAAAGTTTTAGAATATATGACAATCGGAATGTCAGTTATCGGTACGTTTTGTATGATCGGTGCTGTCGGTTCTATAGAAGTTGACAAATACTTACAAGGAGGATCAATGGCAATGTTAGGAATCGTTAGTTTTATCCTTGCCTTATATTCACAAATTTTATATTCAGAGGAGAAATAACACTATGAACAAAACAACAAACTTAAATCTTTCAATTGTAAGAAATGTTGCTTACAATAAAATTAAAAAAATGCAATCAACAATAAAAGATGTTATTGAAGTTGATGATGAGCTTTTAAAGATGATTGATATAAACATGAAAAATGCTATTAATAAAATAATATATGATTATAGAGTTTATAAACAAACTGGTATAATGAAAGTTAAATAAGGAGAAATACACTATGAATATAACTAAATTTAATGAAATGATGAGTACCATGACTATTAAAGATTTAAATAGTATGAAAGATATGATTAACAATACTATAAAAGACAAAGTTAAAAACTCTATGATTGTTGGTCAAAAAGTTAACATTGTACAAAAGACTAAAAAAACACCTGGTGTAATTAAAAAGATTATGCAATCGAAATGTTTAGTACAATGTAATATTACAACTTATAGAGTACCAATGACTATGTTGGAGGCTGCATAATGAATAATAAACAATTAAAAACTGCAATTAAAAAACTTGAAAAAAGACTTGCTTATGGAAACAAATTACTTAAAACAAAATCTTTATTTCAAGTAATACAAATAATGAAAACTAAAAAGGATATATAACACTATGACTATGGTAACACAAACTGCAAAAACACTTGATGACGGAATTACAAATCTAATGGCTGGTGCTAAATCAGACTATATTAAATGGTCAACTATGGGTGGCAAAGAATTAACTGGCTATTCTAAAGAACAAGTTGATAATTGGAATATTAATATATCTATAAGACCTGGTAAAAAATATATTAAAGTTGTAAGAGAAAACGGCGTATTTTGTTTTATCGTAAAAGAAGACTTTAAACATTTTAAAAAAGGTGACATATTAAAGGCTGCTGGTTTTAATGCACCTGCTTTAAACTCACCAAGAGGAAACGTATTAACAGGTAACTACCCAATTCAATGGACAGGACCTTTATATTTAAAATAACAACAAAGGAGTTATATTATGACAAATGAACAATTAAGAAAAGAGATTATTGAAGTTGCAAAAAAAACAGGTGCTACTGATGTAAATATAGTTTGCGGTACTTTGTTTTGTAAATTTAATAATAGTATTGCTAATACAATGTCTGATAATCTTAAAACAGTATTACAGAAATTTTTTGATAAAAAGAAACCATATGACACATTGGTTAAAATGTCAGGTGCATTGCCTGATAACGAATATGCCTATGACTTTATGCCTGTTGTAGATTTCAGATTAAACGAATACGGAATTTAACCTAAACCATTATTTGTAAACAAGTCAGGTTCACCACCTGGATCAACAAATGTTGAGCCATCTTTAAACTTCCATATAATTTTTTTTTGTTCTACATTTACATCAATATCTTCTACATTATCACATTCTTTCATTTTGTAATCAATTAATAAATGTATTCGATCCACATTTGAACGATTATAGACAGCATGCATTTTACCTGTGTTATTTAATTCGTAAATGTTTCCTTGCTCTAAATGCTTAACTTCATTGTCAATTTCAAACACACATTCTTTATGAGTTACAATTGGAATGTGTATACGGTGAGCGTAATGAAATCCTAATTGAGCATCTTTATGAGGATAGATATTTGAGCCTGCTGGCATTTTTACAAGTATAGCACTTACAATATTACCATATTTAAAATAGGCTTGTAGATTTTTATCTAAATTATCTATTTCTACTTTAAACTTATCGTATTCGGAATGATATGTAAAATTCTTTTTTGATAACACAGCCAGACCAATGACCTTATTCCATATTAATGGTATTGTATGTGTTTCTCTATGAACAGGATGTATTCTTTGACGTTTATCGTATTTTGTCCAGTCTTGGAGTGTGTAACTTTCACAGACCTTTTTTATTGAGGATACATCCATTGTACCTAAATGTTTGTAGTTAAAATCTTTCATAACAATATTTATATATACTACTATGAAAAGAATATTATTTGTACATATACCTAAAACAGCAGGTACAAGTATATGGCAGTGGTTAAAAGATAACAATTTGGAAAACTGGAAAAGAAACAGTAATCTACACCATGAATCTATTAGTGAACTTAAAAGCCTAAATGATACAACAAACACATTTTCTTTTGCTGTAGTACGAAATCCTTATACACGTATTATAAGTTATTGGCATCATGCCATTAATCAAAGACTTTTAAATAAACTAGATAACTGTTATCCAACTTTGATTGATTTTTTAAATGCAATTGTAGACCATAAACCATCGCCAACTACACCTTATATGATCTATGATCAAGCACACTATGTATGCGAAAATAATAAAATTGCAATTAATAAAGTATATAAATTTGAAAAGTTAATAGAACTGCAAAACGATTTAAATATACCTAAACTAACTAACGCAAGAAAACAAAACTATCATACACATCTATTTACAAATAAAGAAATAGCTCTTATACAAAATATATACGCTAACGATTTTAAACTTTTTAATTACTCAATTATTCCGCCGCACAGTTCACACTAAAATACCTCGAAGTTAAGCGAAAAAATTTTTAAAGTATATCTAACGTTCCAAGTATCATACAAACTATAACATAGCTTATATAACCTAATAACATATAACCTAATATCTTCTCCCAAAAACTAAACACTAAACGTTTGTTCCTAAGCCACTTAATGTGTTTTGAAATAGATTATTAAGTATACTAATATATTCGTATAATTCTTTTATATCCGTAATAATCATTAAATTTAATATTAACGATAAACACGATAATATAACTGCCATATAAATTAATATCTTCATATACTAAAACTCTCCCCACAACCACAGCTGCTTTTACTATTAGGATTCGTAATGACAAACTCAGCCTTAAAAGTATCTTCTACCCAATCTAAAGTAGTACCTAATAAGTACAACTCAAACATACGATCAATTAACAATATATCCTTAACAATAATATCTGTACGTTGCTCTTCATTACCAAATGACCAGATGTACTCAAAGCCTGCACATCCCCCACCTTTAACACCCAATCTCACATAACGAGAATTATTCTTATCTGCTATGTAAGTTAATCGTTTGATTGCGTTTTCTGTTAGCTCTAGCATGGTTCTTTTGGTTTCAACATAACTATGTATAATACTTCGTATCCCTATGAAAAGTAATAATCTCTAAAACTCCTTAGAGATAGCCATGTTAGGTTGTTCTTTACAGTCTTCGACCGCGGATGCGATATCATTTACATTACATCTAATAGACACTTTAACACAACCGACTAATAGCACAAAAAATAGCACGCAAAAAATTTTCATATATGAAGCTACAAAAGCCGTCCTAGTTGACCGTGATATATTCATATGTTACTTACTACTTTTATAGATTACAAAGCCTAGCCAGTTTTAATACTAGTTAAGGTCTATTGTAGACCCTCTATGTTGTACTGCACCTGTTGTGTTATCTGTGGTTGATCCGTCTACGTTTACTGTACGATTACCCTCTACTGTCATGGTATAGTTACCACCCACTTTGACGTTGTAATCCCCAGCAGCATTGACGTTTACTTTACCTTGTTTTGTTACAAGGTTGATGTCGCCTGTGTCTACTTGTATGTTAATATTAGCATTAGGCCCTATCTGTATATCGTAGGAATTATTTGCTTGGCCGTCTTTGTTGATGTATATCTTATGACGGCCACCTATTGTAATGTCTGAATGGCCATCGATACTTACTTTGTTATCTGTAGAGGTTAACATATATTGTGTACCTTTTACAATGTCAATACGGTCGCCATTTGGATTGTATTCAGTTGATGTGCCTGTCTTATGAGCAAGGTATATTCTTTCTGCGGCCGTTGTATCATCAAATTCTAGTATATGGCCACTTTCTGATTCGTATACGTGATTGTAGGGATACTGCGAAGCGTATGCAATTTCTGGTTGATCCCATGTATCTGTATCACTTGCACTTATTGTGGCCCCATCTGCGGCCGTAACTATATCAAAATCTGCTGTAGCAATACCTGTAATACGAGAGGCAGTTCTGGCCGTAAGAGATGCAGCCTCTTTGTCTGCGTCATTTACTGCTAATCTATTTGTATCTGGTTCATTAGCAAACTTAGGAAATATTTTATTTGGATCATTAAATCCCCCTTCGGCGGCCAAGTTAATAGGACGACCTGGCAAACTCCCTATTATCACTGGCTCCTGTAGATAATGATCTCTAAAGAAACCAAACACCCAAGACCCTTCAACAAGGCCTGTGGGACTATGACCTATGCCAGATATGCCAGAAGATGTAACAGGTAGTACGGGACTGGCCCATGGTAGATCAGCAGTAGGCAAAACTTGTTTGTCCTCTGTGTGATAACCAAGGCATCTAACTCGTATACGGCCTGTGTAAGTAGGGTCATCTCTGTCTTCGACCACACCAACAAACCACTGAAACCCGTCTTGTCCTATAAAGTTTTTGTAACTCATATAAAATTCCTATAAATGACCGTATTTAAAGCGGTCACCTCCCTATATTTATCCGTATTTAAATAATCTGCGTAGGCAACCGCGGTGCGTAGCACTAATCTAGGCCACCTGTTAATACCTCTTTGTTTCATTGACTTATTGAGTATTTTATCTATCATATTTGTTCAAATTGTCTTTGGTCCTTTAGATTATGTAATTATTAGTTCTATTCTTACATTCTTTGTACATTTGCTCTATTGTGACCTTTCTTATGGCCATAACCTTTATCAAAAAATTTTTTCTAAACTCGCAATAAACTTTGAGCATTCTCTAAACCTTCTCTATGTTTTCTAGTATTCTGAGTCATCATACAAATTTATTGGTTTACCCTCGTCTGTTGTATCAAACGTTGTGGGTGTTGTTTTGTCTTGTAATGATCTACCATATGTCTCTTTAACGCAAGTAATAACACTTGTATGATATGGTTTATCAAAATTGAAATTATGTCTAATACCTGTTATTATCCAACGACCACTATGTAGTTTATCATTGTCTGTAAGTGTCATACCTCTTTTATCTCGGCCTGATCTAGGTATATTTACTTTGATAATATGACCTATATTTAAATGTGTATTGCCTGGCACTGTTAACTGCAATTCTAGTGTATTAAACAGTTCTAATGCACTTTGTCGTCTTTGTACATACTCTTCGGTTCTATACCCTTTAGCGGCGTTTACGTTGTGTATATTTGCGGTGTTTGACTGCAACATAAGTCTACTATCAGAATAATCAGATAGATACTTGTACGCCGTT